GCTGCAACGCCTCTCCGCTTTTACTGCTTCAGCCTTTGTCTACCTGCTGCCCAAGCTGATCATTGGGGAGGTTGCTTCCAATCTCGTAATCAGGATCGACTATTTTGGTTGGTTACGTTGGTTCTGGAATGCCGCAGACATAAGTCCTCTCCGACTGCTTTTGACTTCCACTATTGTGGTGGTGACTGCAATTCTGCCTGGCAGTGTTGTTAAAGTGTTCTCACGTCTCTCAGGCCACTTCTGGCGCCAGCTCTGGCTTCCGTCTTGGGTATGGTGGGCCTTTGAGTGTCTTGTCACTGAGTTCACCGGTGGCCCTGGATACCGGCTGTTACAGACTTTGCCCGGTCGCGGTTGGTTTTACCAGGCTTACCTTTGGACAGTAGCCTTGTGCGCCGTGCTCCCTGGTCTCAACCTACAGTTTGCAATCCCATGGGTGTTCTTCCACACTGGCCTGCCCTGGTTGCTACCAGTCTGGTTTACACTCATCCTCCTTGAGAACACCATCCAGTTGTGGCGTTACTCTGCCGTTCCCAGCCACTGGCCTGACGTCCACTGGGGTCTCAAGTACTGGTTTTTTTGCAAATGGAGGAACGTGGATGACAGTCGAAGATTTCACCATGCCCTTCTGAATTCCACTCGCGTTTGCCTTTGGAACCTGTCAATTCTTTCCAGAATGGGCTACAATACATTTCTCTGGTTTTTTTCGTACATCGACAACAAGGGCAACTGCTCCCGCGTGGGCACTCTACCCGCCTTGCCAAAAAAACCCCCGACAACGGTTCGACGTCTTAATGTTGACATTCCGATGCCAACTGTAACAGTCCTTCCAGCTCGGATCCCAGGGGGTCAGGTCGGTGTTGCCATGGCAGTTGAACCGCTTGGCCTGAATTTCCCTGACTGGCGCGACCAGCTGGTGGCTGCCTATCAGGCGCAGCCTAACCTTCACCCCAATCTTACCCCAGGGCAGCACTGCTTCTGGGAAATCATGGGCAGGTTCGGCGGCACTCCACACATGTGGTACTCTTGGTTCATGTCGTACACCCGTCGGACACACAACCCACTTGACCCTGTCGTGGGCAATGTGGACCTTGCCCTTATTCAGGAGTTCGCCACAGTCTCCCGCTTTGGACTTCAACTTTCTGGCCTCGTGTCCGAGGTTGTTCAAGTTCCAGGGTCAGATCGCCCACAGCTTTGCCTTACTCTCAAACGCTCTGTTATTGGTGGTCAGCTACATATTGAGTGGGCAGACCCGACTGTCAACACCTCCCCCGTTGCCAACCTCGCTAGGATCTTGGCCACCATCTTCCAACTGTACCCTGGTTGGGACATCGCCGTTCAGAATGCGTTTAATGCCGCTCCGGTGGATTTTTTGGTCAAGCCTACGGCACTGCTCATGTCCATGGCCGGAACTAATGAAGTGCCAGAGAGCCGTGTAGACGTCGCCGACGCTCTGGTTGCCTCACGGTCTGCACTTGCCATTCTTGCGCCTCCTAACAACGAAGGGTTTGGCTTTGACCTCAATTTTCCTTACGCCGCTCCTTGGCCTCCGCTTTTCTTGTACTCACAACCAATCCACTCCATGCCCATTGCCTCCCCCGGTCCCACTGTTATGTGGCAGCGTTTCCGCTCCTTGGCAAAGTCAGCGGTGGGCCACCTTCGCTTGCCGGCGCACTTTGCCCACCCTCTGGCCACCCCGGGCATGAAAATTGGTGCCACCAGGAATCAACAGTTGGATAATGTTACCCGGAACAACCAGCGACCTGAGGCCCCTTTGTGGGTCACCCTACGGAATGAGCTAGCAGTGAGTCTTGATAAGTACCGTAACCTTGCCCTTCCTGATGTCCCTTTGCAGAGAGAGGAAATCCGGTACTCAGCAGACATACATCGTGCCTCCCGACTCATGGCAGATCTCAAGGCCCACCCATCTGTCCTCGAAACTAGAGGCAACCCCCAGACTCTCCAGAGCCTTGACGCTGTCCTGGACAGCTACCGACTTGAGGGCAAGACTGTGCAGGTGCCCTTACATGCATATCTGGGAACTTGGGGCACTGGAAAGACGACCGCAACCGCAGCCTACCTCAAGTCATTGACTCCTGAGGAGAGGTCTCAGGTTCGAATTGTCAGTCACACGGAATCTTTGCGTGCACAGGCTCGCCTTAAGCTGGACTTTCCGGAGCTTCGAGGCTTTAACTTTCCAACCATTGCGTCAATCATTGCTGAACCCTCAACTGGCCCCATTATCTTTGATGATGCAGGAAAGTTCTGGGGCGGTGTTCTTGACCTTGTCATAATCACCAACCCTCTTACTGACCTTATAGTCATCAATGGAGACCCGGCCCAGACCTCGACTAAGTTCCCTGTCCCTGGCACGCAAAGTGAGTTTGACCTCAGCCCCATCTCTGCCGTGGCACAGTTCGCCACTAGGTACGCAACCCGCACTCATCGCGGTTTTCGCCTATTGGCTGACACTCTGGGTGTTCACACCACAAATCAAGAGCAAGGACACATTACTCACACCGTCTCTGGCAAGCCAGGGCTGCCTGTGTGCACGGCCTCACCCAGGTATGTCCAGGTTTTGTCCAGTTACGGTCGTCAAGCCTACACCTACTCCACTGTCCAGGGTGAGGACTTTAAGACGGACTTGGAAATTGACATGACAGGGCTTGAAGGAGCCATTCTTGACTCAGCCGCCTACACCGCCCTCACCCGAAGTTCGACTGGCATCTACCTTCATATGGAGGCGGCGAACCCCACCTCCATTATTAAGAAGCCCCCCACTGGCAGTGACATTGTGAACGCACTTGTTTACGCGCTGCGTTCCGCCAACTCTTCATCACTACCTGCTGCTGACTGGCTTGTGAAGGCAGCGTTTTACCGCCACCTTCACCAGGCCATGCCCCTGCTACCGTGGTTTGCGTCAATCGGAGCGTCACTCCCGGCCGAGGCTTTTCAGATGGTGTCAGATGTGTCGAACACTCATTTTGTCGTCGACAGCACTCCCAATGAACGTTCCCCGGTCGACCAAGATATCCCATCTTCCGGCCCGTTTGACCGCCACGTTTACGAAACCCATTTCGTGGCAAAAGAGCTGCGTGAGTTGTCGACACCACATGGTCAGACTGACCAATTCAAGGAAGTGTCCTTTGTTAATCCACATGTCCACAAGCGTTCAGACACGGCCACTTACTTCGAATCTGTCCGAAGCCGGCTCACTCCGGCGACATATGAGGACAATTTGCAACGAATGAGATGTTGCCCGCGACAAGACATGTGCGAGGCTTATGACAAGCTGGTGCCCAACCCTCCGAAGTGGACTTCCCAAAAGCATGAAATGTATATTGACCAAGCTGTTGAAGAATACTGTTCCAAGCGCACCGTCAAGGCGGTGATGGAGAAAATTCACGCCCATGACCCCGACCGAACTGGATCCAATATCAAAATAACTTTGAAAAACCAGGTGATCAAAAAGGCCGAAAAGCGTCACAAGCTCAAGGCCATTCCGGGACAGTTGATCCACGAGTATGACCTGTTGCAGACCCTTGGAGATTCTGCCTTTGCATTGTTTCTTGAAAATGAGATTATCCCGGCGTTTCCGAAGAATTACCTGTTTTATCGTCGAATGTCCCCTGAATCTTTCATAGCCGAGTACAAAACCATGTGGCGCGTTGGCAATGGCGCTTACTCGTCTGACGTCACTCGCTGGGACGTTGGCTGTGACGCCGGGCTTCTCAATTTTGACGTTCATGTTTTTGCTCGGTCCTGCCTACCCGCTGACTTCATTGAAGGCTACATCCTTCGTCGACTCAGTTCTGCCTCTCAGCACGGTACCATGGCCACTATGCAGAATTCAGGTGACCGGTTCACTTGGCCTCTCAACACTGTGCGCCGCGCCGTCGTGACTTTTATTGTGTGTGAGATCAAGCCTGAGGACACCGTCGCTATTAATGGTGATGACGCTTCTGTGGACCGACATTGCCACGCAAAACCGTTTCCGGACTCCCCTTGGGAGTTCAAGGATGAGAACGGCCCTGAGGTTGAGTTCTCCGGCTTCAATTTGGGTGGCCCTGAACCCATTTACTCTGCTGAGGGCATTCATTACCGCACCATGATACTCATGAACCGTGACCCATCTGCGCAGGACAAATGGGTTAATTACTTGGACCTGCTCAGATTTGCACCACGCGACTCTCCTGAGGCAATTGACGTTGCCAAATGCGCCCAACAGCACATGAGACCCGAACTCTTCGAGGAGTTCCTACCCCCCCAATTTCAACAACTTCTTTCTAAGAGTGTTACTAGGGGTTTTTGGTCTTACATTACTTCTCTTCTCTCAACTTTGCCTCTCTTCACTTAACTTTGCTTTGCTTAACCCAACTTGACCTATTTTCCCCATTCACTCTGTCCGAAGACTTTGAAAGCTGGTATCCGTTGCGCAC